TATCATATTAAAAGCTAGACAACAGGGCATTAGCACCTATTGTGCAGCTAGAGTGTTTTGGAAGACATACTACATGCCTCATACGAGATCTGTGGTAATGGCCCATGATGGCCCTACTTCTGAAGCATTATTTACCATGGGTAAGAATATTATTCAGAATATGGAAGTGAAGGTTGCCCTATCTAAAGGTAACAGCAGAGAGATACAATTTGAGCATAACAGCTCTGGTTATCGATTATACACTGCTGGATCACCTGAAGCAGGAAGGGGTACAACTCCCACCATAGCTCACCTTTCTGAGGTAGCATTCTGGACTCATGATGAGAAGATATTAGCGGGATTATTCCAAGGGATAAGCCAAGCAGATGGTACTGAAGTTATAGTAGAGTCTACTGCTAATGGTGCCACTGGTGAATTTCATAGGTTGTTCAGGGGTGCGATGGCTGGGGAGAATGAATATATCCCCGTGTTCATTCCGTGGTTCCTAACCCCTGAGTACTTCCGAACTGCACCAGAGGCCTTTGAATTAGACCTCGATGAAGAGAAGTATAGGGATGATTACGATTTAAATGATGACCAGATGTATTGGAGAAGGCTCAAGATTGCTGAGGGTGGTGCTTTAAAGTTTAAGCAAGAGTACCCAGCTAATCCTGAGGAAGCTTTCTTAGTATCTGGATCATCTGTATTTGATCCTGAAATAGTTAATAAATTGTTACCATCTACGCCTATATCCACCCGTGTATTTAATCTCGCGGCTGGAGCTTTTGATGAGGGGCGAGAGGGTAGTTTAGAGTTGTGGCAGTACCCCGATTGGGAATCCAATTATATTGTATCAGCTGACGTATCCCTAGGGGTTGGTCAGGACTATTCAACAGCTACTGTAATGACAACAGATCGTCAAGTGATAGCTATGTATAGGAACAATAGAGTTGACCCATCGTTATTCGGAGATGTGTTATTCTACCTAGGTAGGTACTTTAATAATGCTCTACTAGCTGTAGAATCCAACTCTATGGGTATTGCCACCCTAAACAGATTAAAACAGATGTCTTATGTGAATCTATATTATCAGACTAAAGCTGCTAACATGGATAATACTGAGGGAGATCGACCGGGATTCAGAACCACTAGTGCCTCTAAACCTATGATTATAGGTTATTTGAAGAGAGCTATTGAGGATGAGGACATTGGTCTACCTAGTAAACACATGATATCAGAGCTTAAGTCTTATGTGTCTAACGAGAATGGATCTACAGGTGCCCTACCGGGGTGTCATGATGATACTGTTATCGCAATAGCAATAGGACTAGAAGTGCTTAGAACCCATGCTGACAAACTAGCTGGAAACAGAGTATCTTGGAAGCAGAAGAATATGCACTACCAGAATGATTCACATTGGCTATAGAGCCTGAGAGAAGAAGATGACTGATAAAAAGCCTAGTAAACCTAAGAAACCTACTAAAGAAGAGTTAATGATCCCAGGGACTAAGTCGTATCCTAAGTACGTACCTATAGACCCTGAGACCCATGCTGAGAATCTTACCGATGGGCAAAAGAGGGCTATGGCCCACCCCGGAGGTGAGAACTTAGTTCTATTTAGAGATAGAGCATCTTCCCTAGAAGCTAGAGAGAAGAGTCAAGCTACTAAAGCTAAACGTAGAGCCGAGATTAAAGAGCTAGGTCTCTTTGTTAAGGCGCTAGACTCTATTGGTTATGAGGTATCTGGACAAGCACCTAAGGGTTTAGATGTGTTAAAGCTCCTTATGGTTAAGGCTATGCAATCAGGTGATGATGTAGAAGCTGGACGTCTAGCAGCATTAGTTGCTGAATATGAAGCCCCTAAGCTTACTCGTAGAGATGTGGTAACAACTACTGTTGAAGCCAAAGATCTAACAGATGATGAACTAATGGCTGCATTAGCAGAATTAGAAGTTATTGGAACTGTGGAGGGTAAGTGATGACTGGATACATAAATCCTAAGAAGACCGAAGAAGATCCTTCTGGACGTAATAAGGAAGCCTACGGTAAGACTTATAAAGCTAAGGTTGCCCGTAGTGCTAAGAATGAAAAAGATGGTAAGTATAAGATTGAGACTTATCGAAAATAAACTTACATAACTACTGATAGTTTGTATGGCCTAATCTCGGAGATAGAATATGGCGAAGAAGAAGTTTGAGAAGGTAGACGATGAAGCGCTATTAGCGTTAGTTGAGAGTGGAGTTAAAGGTTCTACAGGAACTTGGCTCAACTCATCTGACCTCACACGTGAAAGACGTATGGCAACCCATGAATATGCTGGTTTAGCAGTGGGTCACTTAGCACCTGAGGGTGTATCAGGAATTGTGTCTTCGGATACAACTGAGACGATAGAGGCTTATTTAGCTGTAATCTCTGAACTAATGTTAAACAATGAGAAGATCGCTAGGTTCACACCTTATGATCAAACTCCTGCTGCACTTAAATCTGCACAGGATGCTTCTGACATTGTAAACTATTGTGTCTTTAAAAAGAACAATGGTTGGACACTACTGAATACGTGGATCAAAGCCTCCTTGCTTTGGAAAAATGCAATTATCCGCTGGGATTATGTAGAAGACTTTAAGTACGAATATGAAGAGTTTGATGAAATTAGCCAAGAGTCCTTGGATGAGAAGTTGGGTGAACCGGATATTGAGATTGCAGGTGACTTACTTATCTCACCTCGTACTGACGGTGTGTATTATACTGATGTTCGCTTAAAGAAAAAGATAGACAAGAGTCGTGTTAAGATTGAGAACATTCCTCAGGAAGGTTTCCGTATTAGTCGGGATGCTACTAGTCTAGATGATGCTGCCTTTGTAGGTATTGAATTAGATCTTACACGTAGTGAGATTAGGTCTGAATGGCCTGATATTGCTAAAGATATTGAAGACTGGGACGATTTAGGTGATGATGCTTGGTCTGGTGAATACTCGGAAGAGATCGCTGCACGTAAGGAAATCACTGGACAACACTATAATGCCACTAGTTCTCGTGAAGATAATAGTGCATTAGAAGCTAGTCAGATTGTTACAGTCACTGAGTGTTGGATTAGGGTAGACCGAGATGGTGATGGTATTGCTGAACTTAAGCACATCATTGTTGCAGGTGATACTGTACTATTCGAAGAAGATGTGGACTCTATTGCTTTAGCGTCTATTTGTCCTTTCGAAGTACCTTACGAGTTCTTCGGTCTATCTGTAGCAGATATGACACGTAGCTCTACCTTAGCATCTACTGCGATATTACGTGGATTTGTTGAGAACACTTACCTAACGAACTACAGCCCTCGTTTGGCTGATCCCAATGTTGTAGACTTCTCTGCCTTGCAGAACATGAAGCCTAAGGATATTATCGCAACTAATGGTGCCCCTCAAGGTGCTGTAGCTATGTTGCAACCTGAAACAATCAGTACAGGTACAGTTCCTCTCTTGCAGCATTTGCAGGTACATAAGGAACAAGCCACTGGTATGTCTAAGGCTGCACAGGGTTTGAATGATGAACTATATGTGTCAGGTAACTCTGAGACTAAGTTAGCAATGACTCAGACAGCTGCACAGAAGCGTATACAACATATCGCACGTATCTTTGCTGAGACAGGCTTTAAGCGTTTAGCTGAAGGTGTCTATAGCACAATGCGTAAGAACATGAAGAAGGCAGTTACACCAAATTATACTGGTGTTTATGCAATGGTTGACATTGACAAACTACCTACTCACATGGATATGACTGTAGATGTGGATCTAGGTGAGAACAGCAATGCTAATAAGCGTAGTAAACTTACTATGATCGCCACTGAATTACTTCCTATGGTTAAGGAAGGTGGTCAGGAAATGATTCTCCGACCTGATGTTACCGCTATCTTAGCGAATAACCTACTAGCAAGTATGGATGAGAATCCATTGGACTACTTAGAAGATTATAATTCTGAAGAGTTCAAAGAGAAAGCTAAGGGTGACTCTGAGAAGAAACAGAAGGAAGCCGAAGAAGCTAAGAAATTAGCTACAGAAGCTGAGAAGACACAAATGGATCTAGCTAAGGCTAATGTTAATTATACGAATGTACAAGCAAGTAATGCTATACAGGATAATACTAAACAACTAGCTGTAGCGATTGATAGACATTTCCAAGAGTGGGAAAAGTTACGTCAGGATGCTTTGAAGAACGAAGTAGACCCTCCTCAAATGCCTAATATGGATGATACCATAAAGAAAGCAGCTGAAGTTATCAGTGGATTGGGTAAACCTCAAGATAGTGGCGGTGGTATCTTAGATGATGCTGTCCGTAAGATGGGTATTGAACCCGAACAAGCCATGCAGATGATGCAGAAAATGATGCAAGGCGGACCTCCGCAATAAAGGTGTTTTAAAATGCGTAAGGAATATGAAGAAGTAGCTAAAAGACGTTTAGCTAATACAGCAAATCACGGTAGTCATAAGATTCACCCTGATGTGTTGGCACGTAAGGCCCATGTGGAAGCAGAGTTTACATCTAGAGTGTTAGATGAATTCTTTATGTCTTCCTATGGGGAAATACTGGTAGAGTACTTCACTCAGTGGCTTAGAACAGAGCCACATGAGACGAAGACTCGAGAGTTCTTATACTCTTGTGCTATGGCTTTGGGTTCCGTGAAGGAACAGCTGGTTAGGCAAGAAATGTATGGTAAGAACGTACCTGTGATGGATGAAATGAAGCATAAAGAAGAGGCCGATGCCTCAGAAGGAGAAGATTAATGTCTATTATAGACCCTACCCAATCGGATGGCGCTATTGACACTGATGCAGCTTTTGAAAAAGTACTGCAATCTAGTGATTTCTTTAAAGAAGCAGCAGATGGTGTACCTGAACTTGATGATCAGGACACAGAAGAAGCTAGCACCGATGAATCTGAAGAACTTGAAGAAGTAGAAACAGAGACTGATGACGATGAACCTGTCGACGAAGACTCTGAGGAAGATGAAGAAGAAAGTACCTCTGATGAGGATGAAACTGAAGAAGAAACTACGGACGACCCCGTTGGGGATATTCTAGATCCTGCAGAATATGATCTAGACAATCTGCTAGTAAGTGTTAAAATTGATGGTGAGGAACGTACCGTATCTGTCAATGATGTAATAAAAGGTTACAGTACTGAACAATCTCTAGGTGCCAAGGGCCGGGAATTCGGAGAAGAACGTAAAAAGTTTGAATCCGAGAAGGCGACTTACAACCAAGAAATATCTGCGTTAGCCTCAGCAGCATCTGAGCAGCTAATGGCTAACGAGAAGTACTGGGAAGGGCAGTATGTATCTATTGAGAAAGAACGGGAAACCG